TTTTTAATAGACTCCCAATTATCTTTCCAATTATAATATTCCTTTTCAATAGTACCATCATCCAATTTGTAAGTCATATAATAGCCTCTACTATCTTTACCATCATACTCATCACCTACTGTAAATAAAAGGAAGTCCTTTTTGGTAATCCATTTACTTTTGCCATTATATAAGTCAATTTGCAGATACAATTTGTTTTTCATCATACTCCTATTATATGGGAATTCAGTTTTTAGTCAACCAAATAAGATAACTTCCTACTTTTAATCTCTTCAAGAATATCTTCTCTTAGCACTTCCAAAGAGCATTGAATGAGATCTTCTAATGCTTGCTTCCTTTTGGTAATAGGATATTCATGCAACTGATCCAACTGATCATCTGCCCACCTCTTCACCAACTCCTTATAGAAGGAGACTACATCTGTTTGTGTATAGGGTTTAAAGTTATTCACCATCTTCCTCCTCTACTTCTGATCCTATAATTTCAATTTCACACTCACCATTATTGTAGGCTTTTGTTACATCATTTAAGGAGATGCCATCTTCTGCCATTTGATTAGCTTCTCCTTCATCACCTGCAGTCACTTCTTTTTGCAGAAAGATAGTAACTGCCACATCTACTGTATACTTTTTCATCATCCTCCTATTATATGGGAAATTGAGTTTGGGTCAACTCCTAAACATCTTTCCCCAATCCACCAAATTGTCACCCACATTCAGAATGCTTTCAGCCAATTCATCATCCTCTTCACTATCCACATTCTTATTAGCCCAATCATAATCAGACTTTTTAAGCAATTCATTTAGTTCTGCAACATTCTTGAAAGTAGTTTCAATAAGTTGCTCAATCTTTTGTTTTCTTTCTGTTTTCATCATCCTCCTATTATATGGGAATTGCTTATTTGGTCAACTCAAATCTTACTCATCATCATCTTCTTCAACACTATTCAACCAACTCTTATAATCTAATTTGTTAGGATAGAAGGGTTTAGCTCCATCCAACATTTTTCTTAACTCATTTAACCCTTTCTCATTCAACACTATCATAGTGCTAAAATCTTCTTCACCATCATTATAAAACTTAACACCACTATCCATCTTTTCAGAAAACATAAAACCACTCACATTTTCTTTTAATTCTTCTTCACTATAATTCTGCACCCAACCATCTCCACCACATTCAGTATCAATATTTAAAGCCACATATTTCATTTTTATATCCTTCTTTCTTATTATTAGTATAGGTGAAATCAGTTTTTAGTCAACCAAAATCTTCTCAATCTTTTTAACAGCTTTTTCAATAAATGTATCATCAAATTGGTCCCACATACATTCATATAAATGGAAAAAGGCTTCATCATTAAACCCCTTCAACACCTTATAAATCCTATCACTCTTCTTATTATCAGTTAAGTTGGCAATCTTAACTATACTCTGCAAATAAGGATACACATCCTCCAATCCATCTCCCTCTCCACATCCACTCTCCAAACTATCTTTCATATCCAATTCAGCATCTTGTTTCAATTTAGTTAATACTTTTACAATCTTTGTTTTCATCATACTCCTTATTATATTGGAATTGCTTATTTTGTCAACTCCAAATTTCTATATTCTTTACTCATTCCCCACACATTACCATCTCCCCTCCAACTTGCACTTTCCAACAATACCCAACCACTATCAATCTTATTAATTTCTTCTACAATATATCTCCAAACCTTTTCATATCCAAACCAACCATAACTCTTCCACACAATCTTATAACCATTACACAATTCATTATTATACCTTTCACAATTACATTTAACTTTAACACTACCATCATAACCTTCCATATTCAATTTCTTAACAAACAATTCCCTAACTTTCTTATTCAATTCTCTATTATTAATTTTCATTTTTATATTATATCTGTAATTTAATATTTTGTCAACAACAAACTTTTAATAAACTACCACATCAAAAAACACATTCCATCTATCTTCATTAATCACTCTTAACAAATTACCACACACCTCCCACAATCCTACATCCACACCCTTCTTAACAACATCATCAATACCTTCACTAAACACATATTCATCACACCCATCACCATTAATACCATCCACCATACAACACCTCTTACCATTACCTACCAACTTATTATACACATCATCCCTCCCTCTATAACCACCTATCACACTATACTCTTTATTCACTACCAACCTCACCTTCAAATCATTTACATTAACTGTTTTTCTATTTTTAATTTTCATTCTTATATTATATCTGTAATTTAATATTTTGTCAACTACAAATTAATCTTCTAACCCCTTACCACTTATACTTTTTAACACCACACCATCATCATCAAACTTCTTATAATCCTTTTTCATCACATAATACAAATACTCAAAATCTAAAACAATACTATCCCACTCCTCTACTACTTCCTTTCTATCAATCTTTCTACCACAATTCTCATACACCTCTTCCACTTCATCCAACAAATTACCAATCAATTTTAACTTATCACATATCAATTTACTATTTTTATTTAACATACCTATATTATAAAGGATTTACTTATTTTGTCAACCTCAAACTTTAATACTTCCATCCCTTTCAATTTTATATCTATTACCATCTTCCTCTAAATGCCTACAATAAACCATTCCATCATCTTTATCAATATGCACTACAATTTCATCACTACCCTCACTACCTTCAAATATGTAACCCACCTTCAATTTGTTTTTATCAATTTTCATTTAATAATCTCCTCAATTTCTTTCAAATACCTACTCACATCATCCAACTTATCCATCCCACCACTTTCATAACATTCATAACCTGCATTTTCTACTAACACTTCTAACACTTCTTTTATTTTACTTTTCTGTTTTTTAGTTAATTTCATTTTTATATTATATTTGGAAGTTGGGTTGAAATCAATTCCTAAACATTTTGCCCCAATCAATTAAATTTTCACCAAATCCACTAATTGCTAAAGCATTATCATCTTCATCACAATTTTTATCAGCCCATTCCAAATCCTTTTTAGTTAAAAGGTCTTGCAACTTTTGAATGTTGTTGAAGGTTTGTTCTATTAGCTGTTCAATTTGTTTTTGTTTTTCAATTTTCATATTGTTATTATATGTGCAATTTGTGATTTAGTCAATACTTTCACAATCCCCCAAACCTAATTTGGCCCTCAATTTAGTATTTTCTTTATTCAAATCAATACACCCTTCCACTTCAATACCCCACATATCTATACTTTCAATTAAATGCACACTTTCCTCAATACCTTCTACTTTATGCTTTTCAGTAAAGTTATACATTTTCCAAAATGCTTTTTCAAATTGTTTGTATAGTTGTTGGTATTGTTTTTGGTTTGATTTATTTAACATACTACTATTATAATGGATTTGGCAGTTTGTTCAATACAAAACTTACTATATTTTGTTATTGACAGAATCTGCAATGCCTTTATACTATATGGATAAGTTAGGGACAGCAGCACCATCTTGAAAATTAAGAGAGGAGAGGGGGACTCTGTACCTTAACTTTACGCGTAAAGGTGTTGAGTATGAACATGTGTTGGATTGTTGGTTATGAACAAACTAGCAACAGTGTTGAATGAGAAGCAGTTACAATGTGGCAGGGGAGATCAACCATTTACGCAAACTCGCGTATGAACTAGTTACGATCGCATGTGATGAAACAGTTAAAGAGAGACAGAGTGCGATGTGCAGCTTGCTAGCAAGCCATGATGGCGTTACTTGCGCTTGAACAGATCCATGACTTTGAATGCAAACCAGACAATACCAAAGCACACAAAGAAGAATGGCACAATGCCTGCGGCCAGCACATCCATTGCGATACTAAGCATAACGTTTGGCCAATTCCAGTTCTATCCAATTGTTGAAGTAATCGTACACACACTGCAAGCGGTCTTGGAGGGTATCTTTGGATGGGGCTATATGATAGTACATGCCCAAGGCGTGTTTAATGTCAATCTTATCCACAACAGAACTGACAACCACCTTGCTGCATTCCAGTAACTTGACAGGATCATTCACAGTGAAGTTTTCTACAATTGCATCCACTTGATCCAGGATCTCTTGCTGGATCCATTCAATGTCTTTAGCCGCTGTCATATTCCTATTATACGTGCACGTGATAGATAAACAAGCTTATTATATCCAAATGGGGATAATCGTTGTTCGGGTTCCTTTGAGATATAGGCAAGGATAATAGTTAAACAGGGATAATAGACTAGTAAGGTTCTGCATAGTATTCAAAGGGTTCACATGGCATGCCATTGAATCGAATAGCAGGATCCTGATTGAAGTAGCCGATGAGTATGTCCCGGTCACCAGCGTTCGCCAAGCGGTGTATCTGGTTACGGAACTTGTGGAGGATCTGGTACTGGGGGTCTGCAGAGTAGGTGCAGTAATCATAGATCTTATCATACAGAGCTTTAGCCTCATCATTTAGACCCATGATTAGTTCTAGTGGCAGGCCTATTTGCTCTTTGGGCCAGAAGTTTGGAAGCGTTTCATTCATCATGCTCTTATTATGGCTGTATTTGGCGTCTAATCAAGCTTTATTGGCCCCAGTATTTCCATATTTTCCACCAGTCTCTTCAATAAACTGTTATGTATCACCCATTTATGGTGCTTACATTTTGCCAAACAACATCATTTTTGAGCAAAAACCCATGCTTTTTTATATTGTTTAACAGATTTCTAACAATCTTCTTCTGCGGTATTCCCATGGTGTCAAGTATGTAGTAACAGGAATGATGCTGATGGTAGTTGCATCAGCACCATTGTCTTCTTGCCATTGAGTATTGCCTTGCTTCCATCCTGCAGGAATGGATCTCACAGTTGTTTCAAGTGTATAATATGTGCCCTCATTGCCATCATATATGGTCACCAAATTACTGCTCGAATTGTAGGTTATGAAAACTGCATCTCCTTCATTATTTTGTGATTCATACATCCAATTTAGTTCACCTACAGTTGGATCAAACTCTATCAATTGCATGATCAAAGGCACTCCACTGGCATTCAAGTTAAGATCTACAGCACTCAATGTCAATTGAGCATATGCAGGCCAAGGATTGAATGCATCATTCCATATTGCAGTGCTCACATAATCTACTGTACCAATAGGCATGCAATTATTTATGCTTTGCGTCAGTCAGAACCGTGCCACTTAGTGGATGGAGTACGTTTTTTTATCTATTTGATTCTTTTGATCAAATGTGCTGTGCTGCCTTCTGGCAATTTCACATGGGCCAATTGCACTTTCATATCAGGCTTGGGGGTGCCATGAGATCCATCACACACCATCCATCCTGCAGGAATGCTAGCACCTGCATGTTTTATCCACATGACCATGCTGTGCACAGGCATGTGTTGCAATGCTTGTTCTGGTTTCATGGGCATTTGCATATGCCATTATTTAAAATGCATCCAATCAATGTCCACATGACACCATGCTTTTTTGCTTGGTTTATACTATTTCCAGCAATCTTCTTCTTCTGTATTCCCATGGAGTCAGCACAGTAGTATCTGCAATGATGCTCAATGTGTTCGCCTCTGATCCCATGTCTGATTCCCAGGCCATGTTGCCCTGTTTGTAGCCTGCAGGGATGCCTCTCACGGGCGACTCATAATAATAATATGCATACTCTTCTTGAGCTATAATTCTCCAGTAAGTGCCATCATAAGTCAAGTAATTGCCTTCTTCTGTATTGGCAGAGTAAAACATGGCTGCACCAGGCAAGGTAGGATCAAATTGAACCAGAGTGTATGTTAACCATGCACCACCTTGTATATCCGCAGCACTCAAAGACACCTGAGCATATGCAGGCCATGGATTCATTGAATCATTCCATGGAAGAGTGCTTACGTAATCTACAGTGCCTATGGGCATGCAATTATTTATGCTTTGCGTCTGTGAGAACCGTGCAGCTAAAGCTATTGGAGTACGGGATTTTGCTTGGTTTAAACGTATTCCAGCAATCTCAATCGGAGCCAATTCTGCAACCCACCCCATGGAGCATAGGGATCTGTTTGACATCCAGCATCACCTTCAGTCACAACTGGAATGCCATATGGTTGACCATTGTTGTTCCATTCAGATTCCCATGGAGTCAGTGCATCAGATCCAATGGCATACCATGCACCATAATTGCTCTGCACATCAGTCAAGTGCCATTCTAATGTGAATCCTGAAACAAAATATTCCACCACAAATGTTCTGGCTCCCAGCACTGGATCAGATGGCAGAGTCAAATCCCATGCATCTCTGCCATTCTGTTGACCAGTCAAAGTGTATACTCCATTGGGGTTGAACCCTTCAATGTTGGCCAAGCCACACACAGTGATATTGTTTGCCATATGAATTATTTATGGGTTTGCTGTGCCACTAAAGTGTGCAGAATAACAGAATTTTTATTTGAAACAAAGCAAATCAATTCATGGGCACAACAATGAATCTGTTCAATATGACAATCAATCCATCCAGCATTTTGCGATACTCTGCATCAGTATGATCTGACTTGGGCCCCAAGATGATTTGTGCCATCTTGATGATGTGATCCACTTGTGCTTCATCATCTGCATGGGTTTGCAATATGTCTCTGATTTCATTGGCAGCTTGGGTTAGGTGCATCATGGCACTATATGATTCTGCATCTTCACCTGCATGATCCTGAGCAATGCTCTGCCAAGTATCATAAGCAGGATCTTCTGGATCAGGCCGTGCTCCAGATGGAGTGTATGGCTTGTTGCCTGCATTCTTTGCATCATATCCCCGCACCATCATATACTCTTTGAATGGCTCTCCATTGATATAACCCATGCCATCTATCTCTGCTCCTATGTGCATGGCCCCTTGGCTCTTCTTCATGAACACCGTGGGATATTTGTCTCTGTCTTTATCTGCATGACTTATCTTTGTTAACGTAAATCCATGCTTCTTCAATTGATTGATTAGTACATTCTGAATGGCTGTGATGCCCTGAGGATAGCCATGTGGTTCATTCTCTGCATTCTCTGATTTGCCCAGAGCTTTGGCTAATCCATCTCCATAATGCTTCATGTGACCTTGTGTTTTGGCTTGAGCAATCTGACCTTTGGCTTGAGCAACAGCTTGTTTCACAGCTGCAATTCTTTGCTCTGCAGTTTCTTCTGCATTCTCTGATTTGCCCTGTTTCTTTGCTGCATGCTTGGCAGCAGCTTCTGGATTCTCCATCTTCCATTTGGCCCATCTGTTTTTGTTCATCTGCCATTTCCTCTGTGTGCGTTCTTTCCTTTCATCAGCACTCTCTGCATCTTCTGCTTTGTTAACAATCTTGGCTTCCACTTGATGCACCATGCCATCTGTAGGAAATTCATCAATGTGCAATTCTATGATGCCAGGCTTGGCACCATATGGATTCACTGTCATGGCATCCAATACACTCTGCAAAGCTGCTTCCACTCTGTCTTGATCCAATTTGCCATATGCATGTTTGATCAGTGCATGAGCCACATGTTTGGCATCAAATTGTTTGATTGTTGTTTTGAATGGGTAATATCCTGGTTCTGCTGTGCCTTCTTGTTCATCCACCACATGATCTGTGATAGCAACCACAACACCTTTGCCTGACTGCAATGCTTCAAATATCAGGTGATCATCTTTTCTCATGATTATTTCTTCTTGCCAGCCTTCTGCAATGCAATGGCAATGGCAGCATGCTGTGCATTGCTGCGATGTTCTGCATCTTCTGATCCACTCTCAATTTGACCTGCACCATGATTCTTCATGATGGCCTCTGCATCATCTTCAGCAGCAGGACGCTCACTCAACACAGTCACATCATCAGGAAACACAGCCACACCACCATATTCTTCTGTGTCACATTCATAGTAATCTCCCACATTCTCATCACAATTGAAAATGGTGCCCTTGGTAAATCTCACACCTTGCACTGTGCCAGCTTTGTAACAGTCTATGATGGTATTTTGCTTCAGCTGCACTTTGATGGGACCATGGCCCAACTCTTCACCAGCACCATGCAATGCATCTTTGCGCATTTTATGATATTCTGCATCAGATAATCCTTCTGCATCTTCTGAAGTGCCAGAGCCTCTTTCACTCATCATCATTTCTGCTGCATCTCTCACTTGGCTCAACAATTGATCCACATGCGAGCTCTTGCTCATGTGAATGGCTGTGTCCAATTGTTCCAATTGTTTCAAAATGTTCTGCAATGCATTAGACACATGTGTTTCTGCACCAGCAGTTTGAGTGAATTTGCTCTGCAATGCTTCTAACATCAAACGATTGTCTTTGTTCATATGTTTATTTATTCAACATTCTGTCTTGTAGCATCAAGGACAATTCTTTCAAATCTTCTTGCAAATTCACTAGGTGAGTTATGGCCATCTCATTGTATGGTGTTTGTTCTGCAGGTGTTTTATCTATCATTTCTATTAAACTTTTCACAATGTCATGGGCTTGTCCCAGTTTCATTCTGATTGTATCAGACACATCTGCCAGTTGTGCATTTTCTGCATTCTCTTCTGTATCTTGCACATCATACCACCCATCTTCTGAGGCATTAGGGAATCCATGCTCCTGATACCATGCATATTGAGATATGATCTCCATGGGAAAATCTTCATCACCAAACATGTTGTTTGCTGCCAGCCGAGGATTCTTGCGATTGGGCACCAACAACCTCAATGTCTCTTTGAATGCCAAATCTAATACCTTTTCTTGTGCCGCTCTGTTGCTAATGTCCAGGTCTCTGGGTAAGAAAGCTGTGACCCATTCATAATCATATTTCAATCGTCTCTTACCTGATGTATCTTGCTCTGCATTCTCTCCTGCCCCCGTATTCTTTAGTGTTTCATCTGGTCCTGAACTTGCAAACTTATTCTGCAATGCTTCAAATATCAAATGGTCATCTTTTCTCATATGATTATTTATTATCTGAACATGCATAAATCCTGAAGCTGCACACTTTAGCGCTTGTGCTTCTTCTTGGCAGGCTTGATGTTGTACATGTTGATCACTCTGGCAACAGATTCACCCACAGAGCATGCATGCAATTGCATGGCCTTGTCATGCAGCTTGTCCAATTCAATTTGCATGATCACATCAGAATAAGCAGGCAAGTTTTCATGGAATTGTAGGAAGTCAGCAATGAATTGTTGTTCTGCAGAGCATTGTATTTTCATATGCTTATTATACCTGATGTGCACATGCATTCCACATGTAATATAGCTAGAAAATAACTTCATTGCATTAAATAATTGATATGGATTGGTTGGATGCTTACTTGGATAACCTTGCAGATGGCAGGAACGTCATTTATCCTCCAGATAAGAATACTTGGACTCCCGTCAAGCCCAACAGACAGCAACAAAGCATGATTCAAGATGCTGTGGCTTTTGATCAGCAGCAACAAATGAGAATGATACAAGAAGCTCGTGCTGATCTAGAAGCACATGGCATGTCGCAAGATGATGTGCAAGCAGGCATTGGAGCAGACCCAGGCAGCCCTGCTGTGCAATTGGTAACTGCATCTGCATCTGTGCCTGGTGCACCAACCATAATTTTTGCTGATTGCCCAGGTGATCAACCATGCCAAACCCTGCATATTGAATATGCACAACCTGCATCTGATGGAGGGTCAGCAATTACAGATTATGAGTATTCCATAGATGATGGAGAAAACTGGCTCAGCATGGGCAGGGATGCAGAAGGAGAGTTTTATGTATATGGTGATGCTGGCAGCATTGCTGGCCAGGAATTGTTTGTGCGTGTGAGAGCTGTGAATGTAGCAGGAGCAGGTGCACCAAGTGCACTATGGCCTGAATTTGTATGCAGATCATGTGTTCCTTCTGCACCTCTTAATTTTGCAGCATCTAATGGAGGTGATTGCCAGCTGTTAGTGTATTATTCAGAACCAGATATTGCCAATGGCACCATAACACATTATGAGTTGACCATTGATGATGAGAGCACATGGACCAACATTGGATTCAATGGTTTGGATGAGGAATATTTATTTGAATATAATCAAGGCCCTGAAAGCATTGGCGTGAGTGTGAGGGTGAGAGCAGTGAACGCCTCAGGTGCAGGCGATGCCACTGACATGATTCCCGTTATACTGACTAGCTGTGCAGAGCAATAACTTTTACTATCATACTAAACTTCAATAATTACATAGATTATTTAGATAAAATAAAGTTACTAGTTAATCTACCCAACTAGTGTGCAAGAGTTTTTCACTCTGATGCTGTGCAATTGTTGCTAAAGATAAGAACAATTTACTGAGATACAAGCACACATTGGATGTAGCAGCCAGAACACTTATATACACAACAGCCACAATAAACAATAAATCTGCACACCCTTCTACAAGCAATGTGGTTAGAAACTTTGCAAATTCATTTAAAGAGTAAGAAACTTGAGCTGCCAGTTCAACTATGAATGTCACCAGAGAAGCCAATACAAATACAAAAAAACTAACAAAGTCACAAACAAATTTTGTAAACTGATTCATCTGCTATAAGGATCGGATGGATTGATGTACACTTGCTGCAATTTGATATGCTCTCCTGCTTTTGCTTGAGCCAGCTCAATTGCTTCCTCAGTACTGGAAGCATCCACTTGTACACAACCTTTGAATATAATTCCCTTGCTGCAATGATCGTACTTTTCAAAACAATATTTCATTAATTGATAATAGCCTCAAGATCTGTAATAGCTACTCTATTTTGAAAATAGTTTGCTAAAAGGGCATTTGCTTTGTGATTCTTTTTGCATGGCTATTTTCTTCAATCTTTCGTATTTGTTATGGAAACAAGTTGCAGCATGCTTGTCATTGATCTTATTAAAGTCTTCATATGAAATTAACTCCACTTGCAATTCAAGTTCTCTTTCAGAAAGCGGAATCATTTGCATAATAGGAGTATTAGCAGGAATAACAAATTCTTCAGGAGTATTAGAAGATAAAAACGCATTTATATTTACTGAATGCTGAAATTTATAATTTAACACACCAGGGCAGATGTGAAGAAGTCTTTGAGTTGAGATATTATTCCAAAAACAACCTTGCTGTAAAAAAGGTATTCCAGTCTTGTTAACATCAACAAACAGCCAAGGAGCATCAATTTTTATATGTATACAATTATCAAATTCAGCATTGTTCTCCCCTATTTGATAACGAGGATGACTGGTAGGTTGGTTTGTATTGTGATCAGAGAATGCTGCTGCCCACTGATTGTTTTCAGCCACCCTGAATTGCAAATCACTCCATAATGGAAGAATGATACCTTTTTTATATATTTCTATAATACCTGCACATGTTTTCATTGTAGGAGCTTTAACATTCAAAGCACCCCTAAGTTCTTCATGAAATGTTGGTAATTTTTTCCACCACTCTGGGTAGAAATGATGTGATTTTGCAACTGTGAAATATTCATAAGTTGCAGACTTAAAAGTATAAGCCTTTATGATTAATTTTTTACTACGAAACAATAAGTTCATTCAGTTACTTTGAGATAGAACCGCACTTCTTTTTCTGGACGCTTAAACTTAACCTTAAACTCTGCAATGTTAGGATTGGCTTGCTTGAGGCTTTGAGCATGCATATTGAAATCTTTTCTCACCACATTGTCAAGACCTTTGATGTAAAAGGTAGCTTCAAGGTTTTCACCATTCATTTTGGCCAGGTCATTCCAAATGTCTTCTGGGGTGTATTCAATGCCCATATTGCTCCACACAGGCTGGGTAAGAGAAGCAATTCTATTCTTAATGTATTCGCTCATTTGTTGTGCAATCATACTCATTAGAATAGCTTCTCAGATTGCAAATTGCTAGCAATTCCTAGTTTATATTCCACAATTGTCTTAATGTCATCATGTGTGACATACATGCCACATCCAAGAGCTACCTTGTGAATGGGTATGCCTGGAAACAGTTGGGTTGAAACCTCACCACTAGCAGCATCATAACAGTAATCAAGACGCTCTCCTCCCAGGTTCAAGCTACAGTATTTGTAAGTAGATTCAGACATATTCAATGTGATCCTCCCATGCATATCCTTTATCACCACACTCTTTCTCAAAGAAGTCATCCATGAGAGCCATCATATCAGACAATGGGCGGTCAGCCACATCTTCCCACCAGTTGTAGAAGCGAGCAATAAACTTGCCATGCTCATCTAGTTTCTTATAACCTTTGACCCCTTCTGATTGACTGCATACTTGCACAAAGTCTTTAAGGGCATTATCTTTGTCCATAAGAGCTTTGTTCATGTATAGGGTTACGATTCTTTTTGCTAGGTGCTTCATTGTGTTCATATCTTTCATGCTAGTACCTTCATTCCAGGGCTAGTTAAATGATCATAGATATCTTCTTTGTCAGCCAATACAGCTTTGCACCACACATTGCTGAAGCTTTCATCATTGAATAAGATGCGATTGGTACCTGCAGGATAATTGATAATCTCTCCTTCAATATTCTTGAGCTTCTTCCATGCCACTACTTGCCAGCACCCAAAGAAATCGCCATGGATGAAAGGCTTGCTAATATCACCTTCATAGGTAGTAATTGCATATTCCACATCAACATCCTTAAAGAGCTCTTTAGTTTTAGCTTCTTCTCTGCTGAGCTTCTTCTGAAGCTTTTTATCATCTTCCATGCCTGCATAAGGTTTGTACCAGAATTTCATATGATAAACGTTGCTAACAATGGTAGTATTGTTATCGACTTGGATTTTCATCCAGATGCTCTTCGTTGGTTTAATTAACTTATAAATGTATGCTGACATGTTATCCTTTGGCTTTGCCTTCTGCAATTAAGCTATTGCAGTAAGCATCAGCCTCTTCATAGGTGTCAAAAGATTTGATCACCTCATCCTTCTGACACTCGCAATTATCGCATGCAGTAACTTCTTTCACTACATTAAAGACAGGCAAGCGCCCATCATACTGTTCAATTACCTTAAGTATCATTTCTTTTTAAAGACCACATCAATGGCAGTATTCCTTATGAATCCGTTAGCGCTTTTGAGGTTATATCCAGGAGAACATCTACACACGCTGCATCCTGCATACATACTGAACTTACGACCATACCAGCCTGCTTCAATCAAGAAGCTCTGAATTTCAAAAGAAGCCGCATTAAAGAAAGCACACAGGAAAGCCTCATCTAGTTTTAGTTCCATCCTATTAAACTTACGCCACAATTTATCATTGTCTTTATTCACGCCCTTGACACTAGGCATAGGCTCCTCCATGTGGCAGGGATGACTAGCGTCAAGTTCCTTGGGACTGGGAACACCGCTGCGGAAGATGATATTCTTCTTTGCATTGGCTCTGTCTCCATAACGGCCACGGAAGCTAACTGTAGCTGTCCAGTTTTGACTAGCAGGATTATCCGTTAGGAGCAAGGGGTCAAATAAATCAAAGGTAAACTCTTTGTTATGCTTACCTACTGAATACAAGCCATTCCAGTTAATTGGTTCTATTGTTTCATTCATCATACTAATATTATGGCTGAATTTTGAAATTAAGCAACATCCAAATTAACTTCTGGCTTGGAATATGTTGCTTCAACACCTCTGCCTTGCTTAACCAACTTGCACTCCATAACAAGCTCTCGCAGAAGGAATCCCGCTCGAGTACTGTCAATGCTGAGCTTCTTGCAAACCTCTTGCACAGTAACGTTTTGCAGCTTAAGAATCGCATCACGCTGCTCTTTCTTCTTATCAGACTTGGATGGCTTGTTATCACCATCACCATCAACAATTACCTCAGTCTCAAAGTCATAACCAGAGTACTCAATAAAGCATTCAATATCATTGGCTGGACCAAAGCGATTCTTCTCAAAGCGAATGCTACGAGCATTCATCTCTGCATCTTTGATCATGTTGATACTAATATTCACATCCACTGCATGAATAATAAGAGAGCTACCCTTAATACCACCAGCTTTAGTATTGTGACAGATCAAGATAACTGCACATTCAGTCTCTTTGGCACGTACCACCAGCTTCTCAATGCAATACTTCTCCAGGTCGCGACCTCTCTTGTTACCTTTGACCAGGCCTTGAAAACTATCGATAACAACAACATCCAAGTCGTCCATGTACTTGCTGATAGTATCCACATCACTCTCATTACAAACCTGAATGTTATTCACTTGCAACCGCTTGCAAGTCATGGCAAGCTGAGCCACAGATTCTTCAGAGGAACAATAACCAACCTTGTGGCCATTGTTATGCAGATTCTCTAGCAATTGCAATACAAACGTAGTTTTGCCCATGCCAGCTCGAGCTGTAAGAGTAATGGAGCTACCAGGGAGAATACCATCTCCAAACATAGCGTCAATCTTTTCATTACCACTCTTGAGGCGGCGGCTATAAACTTCAGGGATAACAACCTGACTAACAGGTTGAAACTTTGTGCTACTCATTTTAATGTTCATACAATTAGTATAATGGAATTTGCAATTCGGTCAAGATTATTTTCTTGCTGCTAGTTCTTCTAGTTTTTCTATCTCTTCTTCTGTATATTGATCAGCAATACCAGGTTCATGTACGATACGCTTAAGAGCTACTAATGCTTGTGCTTTATTCATAATGTTTAATGAGATGGTCCAGATGTTCTAAAACCGGATGAAGCTCTTCTCTTTTTTTATCACCACTAAAATCATAATAATTTTTTACAGCAGTTCGTATAAGAACTAGTTGGTCAACCGTAAACCAAGCATCAATCAAGTTATTCATCTACAATGCCCACTTCTCCTTCAAATTCATAGGAGCATCCCTTGAGAAAATAGCCTACCTGTCTCAAAACCTCATCAATAGTAGTAGCTTCAAATTGCATAGTCAATGTGGGTCTGCATATCTCCACACTACCAACCCTGTCAGAGGATTTACCATCCATAAACTGATATTCAAATTTAAACTTGTTCATTGCAATGCCTCAACATGTCTTCTGCAATCACTTTAATAATACTACAATCATCACCTTCATGACCTATGGTCTCTGTGCTGCGTTCAGCCAGATCAATGATGCGTCTCAAGTTATATGCAAAGTCGTGTTTATTCATAGTTTTAATATTATGCAGGAACACAGATTCAGTTCAAGCTTTATCAAAACAATCTACCCCTGCTTGATGTTCAAAGGTTAACATGCCAAACCTGTGACTTTTTTCATTGATACAGACCCCCCAATCATATCCAAGCTTGCCTTCTAGTGCGTTAAAATATTTGCATCCCACAGAGCAATCTGGATAATGTTTATCAGCATCTGCCCATCTCTCCACCTTACCCCATGGGGTATAATCTGAAGGATGTTTGACCATGGCATCCAGCAATTGATCATGCAGTGCTGTTCTCATGAATCTTCATACCATGATCTACAATTTTCTGAAGCCCATTTTACATCTTTCTTTGGATATCCTTTTGAGAGGAAGAAATCCTGCAGAGAACCATCTTTATTCTCATCATAAGGTGCAGGAAACCCATACTGCCAGCCACTGGGAGGATCAACATAAAACTTTCCTTTCACCTCAATGTTGTTAGGCTTAGGAATTACCTTTTTTTTTACAATTTTTTGCAATTGTTGTCTATTTTTCTCTGCTACAATTGTACCTACAGAAGGTTTATTTGCTGAGGATAGCTCAAATTTATTGTCAATTAAATTAGTAATAATGTGATTAAAACCAATATTAAGATATTCTTTATCAGTTATAACATGCTTGCCAATATCAGTAATTTGTTTTAGCCAATGATCTGGGCCTTCAATATCAGCTTGATAATATGTCACTTTTTTAAATGGACCTACTTTAATTGTGGGTAATTTTTTCAGATTTTTCTTCTTCATATCATTATTATAGATTATAAATTTTTAAATCAAGAGAGGAAGAACGGTTAAAAACTTAGTCTCGCCTTCCAAGCTATGTGCCTGGCGCGCTGAGGCCTAACCTATTCAGTCACAGCTATAGTGCCTGCCTCCTGCTCTTGCGTAACTCATGCAAATTCTGGCTCCATTCTTTTATCTAATTCTTTCTTAATTTCTTTACGCAACTTATCATTTATCCAATGTTCAGGCTCTTGTTGCGCATAAAAGTCTTCTCCAACATTCTTACCAGCCTTAAACGCTACTCGCTCCAAGGTATCCTCCAGGTCCCAATCAAGCTTGTGACGAAAAGCTTTGGAAGTGTAAACATTCATAGCCTGTGTTGGAGTTAATCCTGACTTGATCAATCCATTGAGAAATGCATTGGAAACAATATAAGCGCACCGCTCAAAGGATATTGATTGTTTGAGGAGATTCACTTTGTCAGTAGAATCAAAGCCTGTGAAATCTTTAAACTTAAGATGCATTGATGCGCTCCTCATAAAGCTCTAAACATTCTTCAACATATGCATCTGTATCTTTTCCATTGCCCTTCCAGATACCAAACATCTCATGATTGATATCAGAAGAGCCGATGCCGCATCCTGTGCCTTCCAGCTCTCTGCTCAACTTATAAGATGCACCTGCACGAACTTGCATCTCAGTTAGCGGGGGCAGACTTTTCATCGCCTCTCTCCATTCATTCCAATCTTTCTCAAACTGTTTATGATACTCTTTTTCAGTCATTGTTTTCATCATACCACTATTATGCAGGAATACAGGAATCAGTCAAGCTTTATCTTCCAAATTCTTGCGTAGCTCTCTAACATAATCTCTCACAGTAAGCAACACTCTCAATTGAGGTGTTGTGAGATTATGGCCCTTCTCTAGCAAATCACTAAGCTTGGCATCTGCTTCCAGGCACATATCTCTATTGCTAAGCGTGTGCATATTAATCTACTTCCACAAGATCGAAACTCTTGAGAGTGACTGCTTTAGTGAAAGGATGCTTGAGAAAAGCTTTTGCATCAGAGAGTTTATCAAAGATAAATTGCTGATCTCGTTTGCCTGTGCTCAGGTCAGTGCCTCCACCAGCACAACGACCATCATACTTCTCTTTGCACAATGTTTCCAATTGTTCTTCTGAATCAGTATACTTGTGCTGAGCTTTCATGTACACCAACAGACTGTATTCTTTGTTCGTTTGTTTTTTCATCATGCCAATATTATGGCTGAATATTAGAATAGGTCAACTACTTTTAGCTAACCACATTGGTGGGTGTTTTTATTAGCTTTGGAGAATACTGAGGCGGTACTTCTATAGCAGATTCATTCTTAATACTTTCTAGCTTGGCTGTTCTTTCTCTTAGTTCGCTAGAAGAATATATGTGACGACGCTTGTGATAATGTAACTCTATCCCATTGTCAATGCAATATTGTTTGCCAGTAAAGTCTCTGTTCTCATATTCTTCACTCAAGAAACGCACATGAATAGTTTGTGTCATTAACAATTGTAATAAATCAAACTCTGTACTGTACACCAGAATCTCATCCACATACTTGCACGCTTGAAGCTGCACATATCTCTCATAAATGCTCTGCACTGGTTTGTTCTTAACACCAGGCCTATCTATGGTTGGGTCAACCTGCAAAGCTACTTTGAGATAGTTGCATAACTCTCGCTCCATTCGCAGCATAGTAACATGACCACAATGCAATAAATCAAAACTTGAGCAATTAAATCCTATTTTCATTTTAGTCTAAATTCTTAATTTTACAAGCTCTTGCATATGTGCCTGTTGCTTCAAATATAGCTTGATGGGACCGGTAATTCAAGGCACCAACCCCCACTTGACATGCATAGTCATCCAAGTCTGCTACAAGCTCAGAAGGCAGCTTCTTGCGCTTGTTATGATTCTCGTATTCTATATCGTATATGACTACCATTTTCATAAAAAATAGTCTGTTTTTTATTTACTTGAGAACAGAAAAACTCAAGATGATGACTGGTTACTTCTAAGGTGAACCAGCTTAACCTAACTGTCGGCCTCCGAAATAGTTCATTAATAGTAATTGCTTTTGATTTTATATCAAGCTTTATTTAAAAATTTCTTTAAACAATTCCAACCAATTCACATTAGTAGTTCCAGTTTCAAGCAATTCAACTTCTTCATCAGTAACTTTTTTCCTTCTTTCGCCTTTGCTCTTATTCTTTTTCATCATGTGTTTATTATATGTGAAGAAACAAACAACTCAAGATGTTTTCTTTACCAATGATGAATGGCATTTGCAATAATAAAACCACAAGTAATAAAATTGACCAACACAATAAGAGTTCTGAGCATCAAGCTGATATTGGCATCTCTCACCTTGAGATTAGGTATTGTGGGATGCTCTTCATCTGTTAAGCCAACATGATGATCAATGGCTCTGCTCCAAATAAGCCACAATTTAATCAAACTCTGCTTCATATCCATATTATATAACGCAAACACACATGTTCCATATATAAATAATCATATGCGCATAGTTCCAAATTATAGGGATCTACAGAGAGCAAAGAGACTGGCCACTAATAGTAAATTATCTTATAATAGTGTGGTTAATAACGGATCTCCTTCAAGCCAGGGTTCAGCTATACCACCAGACCCTACTCCAACCATTACACCTACCCCCACACCAACTATCACACCCACACCAACACCTACACCCACACCAACTTCTACACCCACAGTTCCAGCTAATGCATTGCGTCTCATTGCAGGAGATGTGCTCAACACAATAGATGGTATTATTTTAACCACCATACAATAAATATTAAATATGGCCAATTTTACTGATTTTAATTATCAAGGTGAACCTTCTGCCTCAGATTTCATAGTGGGTTACAAAGGAGACGGTACTGTTGAACAGCGCACCACACTTAGTGATTTAGTGAGTTCAGGTTTAAGCCAGAAAGGCATATATTTTCCTGATCAATATAATGTTGCAATTGGTTCTGATAACAATCAGGCATCTAATACTTCTTTTGCACAAGGTGATAGCAATATTGCTCAGGGGCAATGGAGCACTGCTTTGGGTGCAAGCAATAAAGTGACAGGAGCTGCAGCTTTTGTGCATGGTGATTTAAATTTTGCATCAGGTGTGGCCAGTCATGCAGAAGGTGCTCAAAATATTGCTGAAGGAGAAACAAGTCATGCAGAAGGTGTTTTGAGTATAGCTTCAGGATATGCTGGTCATGCAGAAGGTTACAACAATTACACCGGAGGCTACATAACTACCAATGGTCAAACTTACGGAGGAGCTCATGCTGAAGGTGGTCTCAATGTGGTGGCTGCTCCTTATGCTCATGCAGAAGGCTTTGCAAATAAAATTGGTTATCTGCAAATTGCAGATTGGTATGCAGACAACCCTCCGCGGCTTGGCTTTGGTTTCACGAATACAACATTATCAAGTTTGAATGTGTATGGATTGAACAATCCTTTATTGAGCTCTTCTGTGAGATTGTTCTTCACTGATGAGAGCTTTGTCAGGACATACTCTGCATTTGTTTCCAGTACAAGTGCTGCTTATTTTGATCCATTTAGTGAAACAACTGCATTTACTATTTTCTTAAAAGCTGATGAGACTGCTATATTACCTGCTGACGAATATTACAGCCCTCAAATTGTTTGTGTACCTCTCACAGCATATGATGGTACAACCAGCTTCAGTAACATTGGCACTGGAGCACATGCACAAGGATATCTCAACCTTGTAGCTGGTCAGTGGGCATATGCCCAAGGGTCTAACAATACAGCTGCAGGGTTAGCTAGCCGGGCTGAGGGTATAGGTTGCTCCACAGGGCCTAATGCCCGAGCTGCACGCGCTCAAGGTCAACTTTCAATAGCATATGGTATTAATAGTGTTGCAGCAGGTGTTAGAGCAAATGCAGCACATGATTACAGCTATGTCTGGAATTCTGATCCAAATGTTAGGGGGAATCTCTTTAATTCATCCGTAAGTGGTCAATATTGTGTTAATGCTCCTGGAGGCATTGCTCTTTCTGGTGCTCCCACTTCAGTTGAAGGATTGATAGTCAGAAACGTCAACAACATTGTTGGAGATTGGCCTAACAATTCGAATTTCATTGAAAAATTATCTGCCAGTTCCGTGCTAGGCGCCAGCAACAGTGCAGTGTATCTCAATATAGGCAATGGCTCCTTTGCTACTAGCAACTGGGGCACTGACATTAACGGAGGTTTCAATGTTGTGAATGCAGGTGCAAGCACTGTACGAGGAATACAAAATTATGTGCATGGACATGGTGTGCAAGTGACAGGGTTTGCCAACAGCATGGGCTTCCATGCATCCACTGTGGAAGGCATAGGCAATACAGTGAACAGGCCTGCGACCATTGCAAAAACAGTTTCTGCTACTAACACCATTTTCTTGCATGAAGCTGGTGCTGTCTCATCAACTGTGGGCATCACTCCTGGACAGCGCATAGTTGTTGATGGCATAGCGAACATCACAGGCTCAGTTTTAACTTCTAACAATTCAAGGCGAATATTCACTGTGGCCACAGCCACTGCTGGTACCAGAGAGTTCACAGTGGTAGAACCATTGACATCCATGCAATCATATCAAGATGATGCACCATATACAGATGGCAGGTATGTGGTGGGTGTTTCAACATGGCAAACTGCCAACAATGTAAATTACACAGGTTCTCATGCTGAAGGCAGTTTCAATTACATCACAAATAAAAATTCACATGCAGAAGGGATGAACAATGTGGTTGCCGCCGCAGTCGGTCATGCAGAAGGTACAGGTAATTTTGCTGGCAACACATCACATGCAGAGGGGCTTGAAACTAGAGCGAGCATGCACATTGCATATTTTGATTCTTATGATGCTGCTACAAAAACGTTTCAACTGTATACTAATTTTCTGAGCACATTCAACACATTTAATGCAGCAAACATGGCTCCCAACAGTGTTTTATATTTCGTAGACACTTCAGTCGCCAGCACATCCACCAGAAGAAATTTGGTAAGATTTGTGGTGCTCTCTGCAGATGCAGCATTGGGCACTGTGACTGCATTGTCAGCAGTTCGAAGCACTGATATTGCTTCAACTGGCAGTACTGTGCTTTCACGTGAAAGACAATTGCTGATTGCAAATGGCAGTGTGAATCATACACAAGGTGTTTACACAGTGGCATCTAACAATTATGCAAATGCAGAAGGACATACAACCATTGCAAAAGGTATTGCATCTCATGCCGGCGGCACACGCAGCACAGCAGAGCATGATTATGCATATGCATGGAGCAGCGGTGATGGATTAACATTACTCAATCAAAAGAATCATGCCACCACACGCACTGGTCAATACATGGTGTCAGCCCATGGTGGCACATTCTTCCCAGGCAATGTGGGCATTCGCACTGACAGCATAGAGAATGCATTAACTGTAGCAGGCACCATATCTGCCACTACCATCACAGCAGACAACATTGCATACACCAATGCAGGTTTCACCAATTTACCCACATACAAAACATATCAAACCAATGTGGCAGTCAAGAATGCCAATTGGCCTGCAGTATCAGCAGCACAATTGGCCGAGACAGGTTACCTTGACAGTCAAGCTACATATGCCATGCCTGGAGGTCTCATCATCAAGGGTCATGCTTTGGATTACAACAACACACCCAGAAACTTGCCTGGCGTAGGTGTGTATGGCATGTACCTGCAGAATGTGGATTCATTTGATCCAGGCACCACATTTGTGAGTGATGGCCGTGCACAAGTGACCCATGCCATGGCATTCCGTTCTGGCATCAACAATTTCACTGGAGGCTCAGATCACAATCACGTGCAATGGCAAGGATCTCCTTCCAACAGCACACAAGCATGGCAAATGACCAATGGAGGAAATGCTACTAATGTGTATGGATATCAGTTTCCTTATACCAACAGGTTCATGGTGCACACATTGCCTCAGTACCAGTACAACACCACCATCACAGCCATCAGTGGTTTCCTTGATACCAGAGAAGCCAACTTGGTTACTGGCACAGACAGAGTGTCTGGTGTAAAATTGCTGGTGAGCCGCGATGTGAGCACTGGCAATTACAACCTGCTCAATGTTGGAGAGGTCATAGGTCTCACTGTTAATCCAGGATTAGTAGGGCTGGTTGCTGCCACATACAATTCTCAAGTGACACAAGTATCAGCCAATGCTTCATTATCTTCATTTCAATTCAATGCATACATTGGCAATGGTGACAATTGGAAGCCAGCTCAAAGAGGCATACAAACTATAAGCTTGTCATCCCGTGCCAACGGAGGCAACCCAGGTGTGAGCTTGGTAACCAGTCAAATTGGCACAGATCCTAACACTCAATATGTGGGACTCACAGGCAGTTACCGAGGCATGAACAGACACATGTTAGCTCGCTTCACAAATGCTGCATTGCTTACTGGGTACAAAACAGGTGCACCTCTCACATTGTGGATACCTCCTTTGATGCCTTCCACTTCACCCATAGGAACTGGCATCATTTCCTCAGATAAGATAAGCACATTTGCACAAGGCACATTCCCCACAGGAGTACGTTCTGGGTATTTTGATGCTTATGTGATCAATGTGAACGGGACAGATCTAGAATTTGCTTTGTGCAACTTGATGGATTCATACAGCTTTGAAAACAGATCTTGGCCATACACTGCCACTGGCACTGCTGGGTGGCTGTTGTATGGTGGCTCACAAGACACTGTGCATCGTCCTACATTTGGCACCACAGGTTTTTATTTTGAAAGAGAACCATGGAATGTGGGCAGTGTCAATTGGTTGAGCGGTGGCATGGTCAAGAACGTGGTGCTAGGCACATCAGAGAGTTATGGTAACTATTCTTATGGATTAGGATTCCGTGGAGCTGTGTTGGGTGATAAATCTGGCACATTTGCAGGGGATTATAATACTGTATTTGGTAACAATTCTGTAGCCCTGGGTGGCGAAGGTTTAATTTCACTCAGCAGTGCATCACATCAAGCTGTTGTGGGAAAATATAATAACCCAAACAACAATGCATTGCTTGTAGTGGGTGCAGGTGCAAATAATGCAAACCGCACTAATATTTTAGAGGTTGATGCTAATAAAGTAAGCATATCTAGTGATCTATCTGGCTCTGGTCGTTTTGCTACTAGTAATATGTTATTAGGGCCAAATCAAGGAGGAGCTTATTTCGGTAGAATAGGAGTAAGAGAAAATTCATGGCAAGTAGTGGATAATACCATAGGTGTAACATGGACACAACGCGACAGTGTCCGACCTTGGGTTAATGTAGCAATGTCCTCAGATGGTAAGATACAAACAGCTGTTGCATACACCGGTTATATTTACACCTCTTATGACTATGGAGTAACGTGGACACAGAGAGGCATTTTGAACAATTGGTTTGCTGTAGCAATGTCTTGTGATGGAAAAATACAAACAGCTGTAGCTGAAAACAGCAGCTTCATTTACACTTCATATGATTATGGCGCCACATGGACACAGAGAGGTATTGCTGGAACCTACCATGGTATTGCCATGTCTTCAGATGGCAGAATACAGACAGCTGTTGATGCTACTCCTGGATATATTTACACCTCTTATGACTATGGTGTAACATGGACACAAAGAGACAGTGCTGGAGACTGGGCGGGTGCAGCAATGTCTTCAGACGGTAGAATACAAGCAACTAGTGTCATAGGCGGGTACATCTACATCTCTTATGATTATGGTGTAACGTGGACTCCAAGAGAGAATGAGAGACCGTGGTATAATATAGCAATGTCCTCAGATGGTAAGATACAAACAGCTAGCCCCCAATTTGGCTATATCTACACCTCTTATGATTATGGTGTCACATGGACACAGAGAGAGAATGAGAGAGAATGGCGAAATATTGCCATGTCATCAGATGGCAGAATACAAACAACTGTTGTACATAATAGTGGTTATATTTACACCTCTTATGATTATGGTGTCACATGGACACAAAGGGAGAATGCCAGAGATTGGTGGTGCATAGCAATGTCTTCTGATGGCAAGATACAGACAGCTGGCATATACAATGAATCTGGTGGTGGTTACCTCTACACTTCTTATGCTACAATATACACACCTGGCAATGTTCAGCAATCTGGTTTTAATATTAGAAGTAATGCATGTCTTTCTGCAGCAGGTATCAATCAAGCAACTGCCACAGAGATAAGAACTGAAATAGTTACAATTACTGGCGGTACTGGCGGAGTGAGATTGCCAGCTACATCAGGTGGTCATGTTATATTTATTAAATCTCCAAGTAGGGTATTTACTGTGTATGCACCAGTGGGCGGAAGTATTCGAAGCTATGCTTCAGGCTTTAATTTTAGCGGTGGTGAAGCTGCAGCTTATTTCATAGCTTTGAGCGCCAACTACTATGATGTATTCTAATGAAAACGTTTAACAATCTGTTAAGAAAATATTTAGCAGATTACAATAGTGATATACATGTTGAAGAAAGCTCTGTTGTGCATGAGCAATACATAATTACAGAGAAAAAAGGATACTACTATCTGTTTTTAAACAATAAAATTATTGGCTCTGCAAAGTCTTTGGTTGAAGCAAAGCAACGATGCGACACAATTAACAGTGGTTGTTAAAGCCCAAGTTTTTCACAAACCAAATTAATAGAACAAATGGCTATAAGACCCAAGCAATCTATGATGATCATAATCTAATTTATATTTTAGATATCGTTATTCTATCATCTTTTTCTTCGTTAAATGATTGCTTCAACGGGTAATAATATGGCGCCACTTCCGTTGTTGAGTAGCTAAAATCAGTACCAGGATACTCTTTCATGCGCTTATTGCAATATGTTGCTGCAGCTTTCACCGCAGCATTACCATTTGTAGCCTTTACTAGTCTCATGAAGGTAATTTCTGGTTTGATTGAAAAAACACAATCAGGGTCTTTTACAAAAACACGCACCAACCAATTTTGTGGTATTAAATTTGTCTTTTTAATTCTTGCCATAACAACAATAATGCACTTCTGGTCTCATAACACATGGAACAAAGTCAAAATATTTGTTACCGTCTTGATCATACCAAGTTTGATTGCCAGTATAAAACATGGCAGGATCATCTTTTAAATAAGACAACTCCAAAGAAGCCATGGTTTCTTTGACGGTATAATCTCTTACAATGTCTTCAGGTGTTTTAGATGCAGGATCATATGTTTTGAATTGTTCAAGCAATTCATTCAATGTATTGGGACCAGTCACAGGTTTAATAGGCACCTTAAAAAGCTTCTTAATGAATCCGAACATATAAATTAGTTATGAGCAACCATATGGATTGAGACATCCATCCTAGAATAAAGCCTAAGACTATTAACGCCATGCCCACAGAACAATCATTTATAATTGTCTTAACAAAAGTGTGAAGCCATCTTTTCATTGCAATGTGTATTTAAATTTGGCTTGATACTCTTGTTCAATTGGTGCAGCAGCATTATAGATTACCACTTCAAATATTGTATAGTTTAATACAATCAATCTGAATGTGAGCTTGGGGTTGTGTTGATGCACACTATCTGCATTATCAAAGAAATCTGTATTCACTACAAGCTCAAAAAAGGTAATACCATCTTTTAAATCTCTAACTTGATAAAATAAAATAACTTCCCATACCATGTGCATAGGAAGGTTGCCCCAAAACCAAAGTGATGGCAGCTTGAAAACGCTTTTCACACTAATTCTTCTGCAATACCAAGTATTTCAGCAACAACTAATAGAGTCCCAGAAATAGGACTCACATATAATATCAAGAAAATACCAGCAGCAAGCCTGAGCATGCTCTTAACAAAGCTAATTTGCTGATGCAGTCTAGGGTCTGGTATTTTTTGTTTCATTCAAATGCCCTCTCTGAGCTTCACATTATCAACGATAATTTGTTGCTCTTTTTGCTCCACAACATCTGCAACTTTGAGACGAGCATCAGGCAGACCTGAGTTCAAAATCCACATACAAGCAAAAATACTAATGGGGTCCCACATGTTATTTCTTAGTATACCCTAAATGATGAGATGAATCAATGATAAAATCTAAAATAATATCATACAAATCATTCAACTCTTTGTTACGTCGCACAAGCTCGCGTGTGTGAGGCTCAACCTTAGTAAGATATTGATTGAAAAGTGTGTTGTATTGAGAAATAAAAAGCCTATCTACTGTGCCTTCGATTTCTTTGACGTGCTCGTTCATGCTTCCAGTCTTCAATAATGTTATATGCTTTTAGAGTTTTGGCAATAGGAAAGATAATGAACAGTGATATAACAATTTCTAATAATTTATGAACTGCCTTTTTAAACAATATCAAAACCTTCATCCTGAAGAATACTTATGGCACCATCTTCAGCAATGTTCAAAGCATCTTGATAATCACCTTCTTCAATGCATTCCACAATGGCTTCCACTTCATCAGCAACTGTGGAGTTATCTGAAAGATCATTCAAACTGAAAGGCACATGCTTGTTGAGATGCACATTCAGAATCCATCTGGCTATTTCATGTGAATCTTTGCCTGAATCAACGTAATCTTGTATTTTAGAAATTGTAATCATAAAACTTGACAGCTTGTTCTCCTTTTTTGTGTAAACCAAATAAACTGTATTGAGTGCGCTGTCCCACTTCAGCCCAGCGCTTGGCTTTGGCACGCCAGCTAAGGGTCTTTACCCTGTTCTTAGGGTTGCTGGTATGTTTATATTCTTGTGCATGATTGTCTGCAAAATGTCCACAGAAGCCGCCTGGGTGAAAGTCTTTGGGTTTGCGAGTGCATTCTGAATCCAATTCACGAATTACAATTCTACGAGGGCTCATGACTTCAATCACTTCCCATGCATCTCGATCTGTGTAATGAAACTCAGTTACGTGTTGGCCAACAAATGGCGCTTGTTCAGGTAGTTGTACAGTCTTAAGGTTCATATCATTATTATGGCTGAAATCAGCGCTCAGTCAACTATTTTTTAAAAATAAAAGGCCGGCAGAGCGTTATTGTTGTGCTCTACCGGCCCCCCATCTAATCTACGGGATTAGATCAGTTAAGCAGTAACTACTGCTTCAGACTTGGTCGTACGGACACCAGCGGCTTTGACGCCTTTCTGCTTACCGTTGAGAGTCAGGATGCGGCTGATCTGCTGATCAGATAGACCCTGCTTCTCACCGCGTCGAAGGTTCTTAAGAACCTCGCGGGAAACGTAATGGCTAACAATTTCGTCGACAGTCGTATTCGCTTTGCTAGCCTTGTTAGCGAGATACTCCTGATTGGTGTTCCGGTTCTTGCCACTGACAATGCAGGTCAAGACCGGGGTCTTATTCGCCTTGGGGGCGTTAATGTTGCTCTTCATTCCTCTATTATGTATGAAATCAGACTCGAGTCAACTATTTTCTTTCCGTTTCTGTTTATATGGTTCAAGCCGAACCTGATTCATTTTATGAAGTGCTTCAACATACAAGTCCATGAATGCAATTAAATTGCTCTTTGCATCTGTTAAATCGCTGTAAACATCTGAGAATGACTTGTTTACAAAATCTGCATGCTTGGACATTTTAGCACCAGAGAAGCTGCATTCATACATATCTTGTTTATTGAGAACAATTACCAAATAGTATGTCTTATAATCTCTCAACACATGCATCCTGTCCCCGTCCTGCTGCCAATGATGCCTTCTCAATTGCTTGGCATATTGCTTACCTGTAATGCGTTTGTTTCTCGCTGTGGCTAAACCCTTCTCCAGTTGTATTCTAACTGTGTCACTCATTACACAAACCAGCAATTGGCCTTGAGAACACATTCTTTGTAGTCATAATAGTAATAACGTTGTTCACCATCTGCCACAAGCATTGGCTTTTTGGAGATGTATTCTTTCCACTTTTCAGTAAACTCTTTGCCATGCACAGCATACACATCATCCTCCAGAACATAATCATAGGTAGTATTGCTGCCGGTGTCAGCCTTGGGTGTGTGTGTTCTTCTTTTACAAAATTTCATCGGGCTTATTAATGTATTGATAAAAGTAAGTATAGTCTTCATTGAGCAACATTTCAAGAGGTGTTCTGCCTCTGAAGTATTTATTTGGTGTTGACATAAAATAATCTAGCTCTGGACCACTATAATCCTTGAGCAGTTCTAATATCTGTTTCTGTTTACTATTTAAATTGTTCATCATATGTAATGTTTATCCAGGTCTTTTTCATCCACAATGTATGTGAGCCTTCCATTGTAGTATTTAACTTTCTTTTTATTTAAGAAACTCTCATATGAAATTTCACCTATCATAACTACGAAATTGCTCTTGTTACTTTTATCATAATAAGCTAAAACATATTTTTTGGGCTTCTTAGGTGAAGATAGGTTTGATACCTTAAGCTCTTTGTCAGGCCCATTGTATGTGACAGTTTTTACTTGAGCACCATCTGGAAAGTCAATGCCTTTGTCGCCTCTGCTTTTCACTGTTAAGTTGACTTTCTGTCCTGTCATTTTGCCATAACCATATTCACCCACAGTGCCAATGCACATGGAATAAACAGAATACCTTCTGTTTAATTTCCACCTGGAGCTTTCATTTTCTTCTGCATCTTTAATAACTCTGCTAGCAAAGTCAAAAATCTTTTTCTTTTCCTCTTTAGAAATAGGAACAACCCTGCTCATCAGTATGTTGCGCCCCAAATCTTCACATTAGCATTAGGATCTTTTCTGCCATCTGGACTGTCCATCATGTTATACTTGGTATTGTTTCTATCTTGTGCGTCTTCTTGCATGCCTGGACCTGGATTGAAGCCATAGTTATTATTGCTATTAACACTGGCACATCCTACCAAAGCCAATGGCAGCAACCAAATAAGTTTTTTCATTCTTTATGTATATTAAATGATGGTATTAAAAAGTTCAATAAAAAAGTGGAATCTTATGGTGCTTAATATATTATATGAACATGTCAAACGAACAAAACAAAGATTTAACAGCAAAGCAACTTCCTTGTGGTGGATATGCCATTTTTGGTTTTGATGCAAAAACCAAAGCCAAAATTCAAATTGGCTATATTGGTGCCAACCTTCCTTTGGAAGGTTATCTGCAAGGCGTTAAAGTAGAAAAATAATTATTTCTGCTTGTCTGCTGTATCATAGGAAAACCTAGATACAACATCATTGCAAGTATTAACAATACTACCCACAATGTGTATGGTGGTCTTTGGGTTTAGCAAAGCAATGGCCAAAAAGAAACCTAAAATAAATTTTGACATATAATTATTGCTGGTGCAGATCTTCTTCTGTAATCCAACGCCAATTGCCTTTGTATTCATCATATTTGGCGTAACCATGATAAATGGCTTGGTTCTTGAGCTTCTGTAAATCTGTATCTGTCTTCATGCAGAATAGCATTAGGGCACAGATAAACACAGCCACTAAATTCTCAAAGGTGAGAATATACTTTTCAACAAAGTTAATAATGTTCAACATAACTCTAATATAAATGAATTGAAAAATAGTGCAACTACTTTAACCAAACATGTGCAGGATCAAGGGCTTGCGTATCCAAATAATCCCACACCTTCCAATTTTTGGTACCTAAATGTGCTTCAAATAGATTATGGATAAATGCTTCCAGATCATCAATGTGCCACACATCATCTAATAGCTTCTTGCCTGTTGTGCGTGATTTATGAGCCACATGATCTGAATATGCATATGCAAAGCCAGTGAATGGAGGAATCATGCAACCCAGACCCACCAAGTTTCCTAAAATTCTGGAGCACACCTCTTTGCCTCCTACAGAGTGCATGGTCACAATGGCCCCTGCAGGCTTGCCAAGCAAGTGTTTCTTGCCTTCTATTTGTGTCATCTTTTCAAACAATTGCTGCATGGGTGAACCCCATGAGTCCCAATAAGTCCCCGTGCAGAAAACCAGAGCATCAGAAGCTTTAATGGCCCGTCGTACTTTGATCCAGTCAAATGTTGGTGACAGATGAATAATGGAAACTTTTGATTCAGGATCTCGTTTGACGACAATCTTTTTAACTTTTTGTATGAGATTGTTGGTGTTGCCAGTACGGCCACCCAGAGACCCATTTACAATTGCTACCTTCATAGTTTAAATATAACAGAAATGCCAAACAAGTCAACGTATTTTCTGTATACCTCCGGCGGGATTTGAACCCGCATTTTGCCCAAATCTAGAGCGACTACTTTATAAGAGTAGGGTCTTAACCAGTTAGACGACGGAGGCAAAGGCCCCCTATCGTATTCGAGAAGAACGAGTCTTGCGCTTCTTTTTTAGATTTTTAAATGTATAAATGGCCCCAATGGAGCTTGTAACAAACACAATAAGAAAAGCTGCAGTAATCATTTGCTTGCAATGCTATTAACAAAAGCTGTGAGCTTGGTGAAATCATCTTCTAGTGAAGATAATCTCAATTCTAATGATGCAATTTTTTCATCTCTTGCATCATAGTTAACTGTGGTTGGGTCATTGGTTGCTTGTATACTTCCTGCAGTTACTTCTAAGCTCATACAATTAATATAAATGAACTTTTATTATAATCAATCGTTATTCTTTAGTGTGTATGGTTTTGATTTAGGCAAAAGCACTTCAAATCTATGCAAAACATCACGGTAATACTTGCTATTCTGATGTTTATCAAGCTTTTCTAATATTTCTTTGCATTCTGAAAAGGTAAGTTGATTGACTTTTTTCTTGTTACTCACAATAATATTTAATGTTTTAGAATAAATAATATTATGCCGTACGGAAAAGATAATTCCTTGATGTTTGCTGCTTATTCCAAGCGCTTTGAAACACCCAAATTGGTTGTTGAATCAACAGAAACTGATGCAGCTGTCATTGCTAAAACAGAGGATCCCGCAAATGATGGCCCTCAGGTAACTGATGCTGATAAGAAAGCTGCTAATTTCCTTGCCAACAAACGCAAAACAATTGAAGATAACATTGCTCAAGCAAAGAAAACAGCTGCAGAAAATGAAGAGAGTGAAAAGAATACCATGCACAGTGATGCACTATACATTTGGGAATATCTTTTACACAAGAAAAATTATTCTCCAACTGACGCCATGAATGTTGTTAACATGGCCAAAGTAGCGTTTGAGCACTTGGTCTAATCAAACAACGATTCTGTTGAAACTTTCCCCATTAAAAATAACTGCATGTGTGGGTACACTGGATTGAAAATGCCCAGCAATGTAATGCCGGGTAACATACGCTTCTTTCTTGGATGGGCTAATGGATACAACAGAATCTCTTTCTGAAGGTGTGATCACAGGTGCATTGAACTTCATTTTCTTTAGATCATCACCATAATGCCCAGACAAAGCTGCCAGGTGAGTGTCAATCAATCGTTCTTCTGGTGTCATAAGAATAAAGGAGTGAGGTTAGAACTCTGCTCCTTCATTAGCGTCACGGTTCGCTTGCAATGCATCACCTGTGGACGTGGTTAGCGCCTGGTGAAGCAAATTGGATACACTGTCAATGAGTCTTTCATTTTTATCTAGTTCTGTTTCTCCTAATTCATAGAATATGGCATGCAGTAGTTCATGTAAGAATGTACTCTCTATGCGCGATACTGGAATGGGGTTAGGAGCTTGAAGTTGCATTACATGTGTAACTTCATTCAAAGAGCCATACTCACTGTTGGTTGCGAGCACATGCTCATCAACCTCTACTGTATAGGTATGCCCAGCAAGTTTAAACTCAGTGGGTACTGTGAGTTTCATGGCTTTTAGCTATTTTAATTATTTGCTAAAATCGCCTAGATCGCGCTTGAATGTGTATTCACCAGGCTCTGTGACCAGAGTGTCGAATACTTCATCAGTGGCATCAGCCATAGCTGCAAAAGGCGAAGCAACGGCAAAAATGCCGAAGTTAGCAACTGTAACAGCTGCTCCAATGGGCCTTACAAGTACCAAGTCACCAATGCAAGATAGTACCTGTTCACAGGACACATCATCATTGGCAGCACCTGTATCAGCCATGGCCAATCCAGCTAGTGATGCACTAACAATTAACGAAGCAATTAGTTTGTTCATATAGATATATATTAATGGAAATAGTTTTTAAATCAAGTTTTTAATAGAAACCTCAAAACAGCATAAAGGATAGCCAATAGAACCCCACCTATAACAAACTTAAGAGCTCTAGAATTTTCTACGCGCAAGTCATACGCATTCTTCTCCACATACTTTACTGCTGCATTATACTGTAAACGGTTGCCATTCACCTAAATAATTATATGTTACACAAAGTAAAAAACCACTTCAACAAAAGCTACAATGTGGTTTTTTGGTGCTTATTCATTCCGGCCATGATTTGGACTTTGTTTGGCGTTCATGAATTGTACACGAAGTATATTGACCTACTGACCAATCAGGATCACCTTCAATTCTTCCTGAGATTCTTCTTCCCCATATCGCTTGCACTACTTGTAACATGCCTAGAACGCAGACAGCGACAAAAGAGAGAAGCACTAGTAACAAAGATACGCAAGTATCTGGGAAATTAGTCTTTAAATCGTTCACGGAGATAGAGAATATATATGAAAACCGCTACGCATACTAATACAGAAGAAATGGTCATACTTTAAATGCCTTGTTCCACATCACTTCAAATGTCCAGCCTGCAAAACTAAAACCAAATTCACAAAATGATTTTCTGAATGTACCATAAAATTTAGGAAATAAATTGTGTCTAAAAGCATTCAATACATAAAAACCAAGGCCATTATCTAGAACAACTTTGAAGTAAGGCCTGCTAATAAAAACTCTGGGATCGTCAGCCCATTTGCCATAGGCGCTCTCATCACCTTTGCCAAACTGTACAATCATTCTGAGTTACCTTTGGTAGTGTGCACAGGCATTCGTCTGCTGTTATAAGTCTCATAAAACATTTCATCTAATATATCGTAACACTCGTCAATGTTCACATCATGCTTGCGTAAAATATCATACAATTCACTTTTGAATTCATTCATGTGTGTAATATAACTCCTTTTCAATACAAATCAATCCCAAAGATTCTTATAGTATATACTAAACAACTGTAACCCTCTCTTCTGTCTCTTCTCACCAATTGCAAACGCTTGTTGGTCTCTAGTATCATGATATGTATCCAGATCTATCTGCCATTGAAATGCAAATATAATATCATCCAGAACGGCTCTCCATTCATCTTCTGTAAATGCATTTGGGCCTTCATATCCTGGTTCATTTGAATTTGCATACACTTCATTCACAGTTAATCTTTCTATGTCACCAAATCTATCTTCTCTGTGCCATTTAATACTGGTACCGTGAAATTTATCTCTCATTGCTTTGAGCACAGGTATAGCTTTTCTGGCAATATACCAAGCAGCATTCCATGTATCCAAATCATCATACCCTCTAAACAAACGCTGCAATGCATATTTGCAATTATAGTAAAGACCTGAAGTAAGTTTATAATACCATCTCCAAAAGAAAAGATAAGAGGCTTCTATATATTTGTTTTTTGAGAATACAGGCTCGTCATACCACTTACCCATTACCCTTTTAACCATAAGCTCTACTTCTTGTTTACTTTTCATACCTTCTTAAGAGTAACAGAACCATTTTTATTGCTGGTCCATTGAATATTATCACCCTCTTTCCAGTCCATTTGTTTTAATAATTTTTCAGGCAGAATAAAATAATATTCACCTGTAACTTCATGCTGCTCCACTTTGAGCGTATATGTCATGTTATACCCCGTGCCAGCGGTAAGACCAAGTAATAATTTTGTTACAAGCTTTTTGAACCAAAATCCTTGCAAAGAATATTGCTGGGTTAACAGTCTCTTTTAACACAGGGTAATACCATTTAGACTGAAACGCTCTTCTGGCAGCAAAACTGATCTCCATATTCCTCTTAAACTCTGCATCATCTTTGTGGCGTTGATTGGCTTTCTCTTCACTCTCTACACTGCATTCACGAAGCTTAACAGATTTAACTTTACCGTCTGCAGCTACAATATCATAGCTAAGGTCTAAGTAGCGCCCAGCAACCTCTACATATGTGTATATTTCAAATGTTTTTGTGATTTTGCTTTTACTTTTGACTGGAACTCTCTCATCTACTAATGTTTTTTCGCTACTATTATCTGTCTTATATTTTACATTGAAGAAAAGCTTTTCTAAAAATGAGCGGTTGTCTACCCAGTCTTTGAATGGATACACATATTCTTTCTTTTTACCAGTAGGTTTGTATGTTGTTTCAAAAATTTGACCTGCTTCATTGATGTAATAAGTGGCTAGAAAATTTTCTAAATCTTTAGTTTGAAATTCAAAAGGAAGCTTGGCATTATTTGCCTTAAGAAATGCAGTCACTTCTTTAGAGGTTTTAAGCTTTAACCCTTCAACAACTACTGTATCGAACATACCCATATGTTATATGTTAGTATAAATTCTCATATTATCAACTAAAAGCCTAAATAATAACATACGAAAAGCTTATACAGCTTCTGTAAAGGATTAATTAAACCCCTTGTTATATTAGGTGTTTTTGGTGTTATAACCTACATCTCCTTCATTGTTGGTATACTAGAAGGTAAACGTGTATACGGTGCATCTTCTAAGTTTTATACAGATTTACCCAATTCATGCTTTATTGAAGCTTTGATACATTCTTCTCGCGCCAGCCTAATTTTAAAGAGCGATGTGCATGCATATTCGTCAATATACGGGTTCACGTACTACCTGGGAGATGATGCAAATAACAAACAGATATTTGGGCATGCTGTATCCATATTTGAGTATAAGAACAAATTATGGATTTATGATGCAGTGTGGGGAACTATGCTTGTGGGCAAAGCTACTGCCAGAAGTGAATACGAAAGAATGTGCACAGAGTTTATACAGAAATGTTACAAGTATAAAATTAAGAGAAGCTTTGTGGTGGATGATTGGTCTGTGCCTTCAAGCTTCACTGACTAACTGTAAGCGTTCCAATTGTTGCAAGTAACAATTGCGTTCTTCTGGATGTTCAACTAATCCTTGATTCAAATTCATCATGCGCATGTTGTGCAATTGTTGTTGCTGCAATTCTGCAGACAATTTAGTAAATTCTAATTCATAATTTTCAGCCAATCTCTTGGCTTTAACTTTGCCATAACCAGGCAATCCTTTGATGCAATCTGATGCATCACCCAGTATGCTCTTGTATAACAGATATTTGTTCACATGCACAGGCAAATGCTGTTCACAATTGTGCACATCAATGATCACCTTCTTGATGGGCGAATACAATTGTGTATGTTCATCAATCAATTGCACCATGTCATTGTCTGTGGATACTATGGTTTTGTGTCCAGTCAAATGTTTGCATAAGAATGCAATCACATCATCAGCTTCCAATATGCCTGGATACATCATGTGAATGCCTTGTGTTTGCATGGTCTGTTCCAATTCTTCTTCAGCAGCATGCACAGTTTCCCACATGCTACAGTCTCTGTTCTGTTTGTAATCAGCCTGTTGACGGCGGTAATTCTTTTGGCCTTTGATCAAACGCTTGTCTGACACAGCATAAGTTACATCAGGAGCAAAATCGCGCACATATTTGTTAATGCTGCGCATGTATGCAGGCACCATGTCTTGGCCTCCAGTAACACGCAACACATGATAGATGCGGTACAACAAATTAGTAGCATCAATGATGAGAATGTTCATGACATCATGCCCATGATCTTGTTAATGGCTCTGTCTTTAGCTTTGAGCTCCACTTCCCACACCACCGGTTTACCATAATCTGGAGGTGCATGTTGAGCATAATCTGCATGCTTGCGTGTGTCACCTATGCCTTCTGAATAATGAAATATGGGCATCACAGGCCATGTGCCATGAGCCAAGTGAAATGCTTCAGACTCTGATAGATCTCCAGGCAACATTTTGTGATGCAATGTGTCAAACGTGATGGGTATGCCTTCACGCGCATGAAAATATTTTACTAGATTGCTGATGCTCCACACACCTTTCCTGTTGTCATTGTTCTCAAACACCAACCGCTTGGTCACACTCACAGGACATTGCTTCATGCTGCGCATCACATTGGCATAGATTGTTTCTGCATCACCATCTTTGCGAATATGAATGTTCAATGGAGCTTCATATGATTCAGGCAATGCCAGCAATTCAAACACCAATGCATGAGCTTTCAAATCACGAATGCTGTTGGCCACCACTTGAGGGTTGTCAGATGTGAGACTGATGAACTCAGAGGGATGAGCAGAGAAGCGCAATGCAGATTGTTGCATAGCTTTCTTGGCTTCATTAATGGCATGCATCATTTCATGTTGCATGGGCAATTTGTCAAATTCTAAATTCAGATCTGGATGATTGATCACTGGAATCAAGTCACTGCCAATGCGCAAGCCAGCCAGACGCATGCTTTTGCACAATTCTACTGTGGTCTTCAGAGTAACAAAGTTCTCTATGATTCTATGACATAATATATCAAGAGATTCATTCAAAGGCTTCTTCTTGAATTGAGTCACAGTCATGGTGCGAAACTTCACACCTTGTTCATTAAGAATGTTACTCTGACAACACAATGACAACAGCATCATGTGATTATGCAGGCTTTATATGGCAGGTCAAGCTTAAATGGGTGTAGCTTCAAATGGGTTGGGTTTGGAGTTAACTGGAGGAACAAGATTAGGGTTCATTAAAGGATTAAACTGTTGCGATCCAGAAATTGCGCCTGCTCCACTGCCCGCAGGTGCACTATTACCTGCAGCTTCTCCTCCTGCAGCAGTATCAATATCAGGCACATCAACACCAGGTACATCCATGCCTCCTGCTCTGGCCAAAGCAGTAGCATTATCAATTCTTCCTGCTACCACATCATTAATTTCACTGGTAAAAGATATACCTGCAGCTTTGGCAGATGCTTGAGCACTTGCCACACCTTTGATCAATGCATCATTGGCCAGAGGGGCCAGCCCTGCTTCTGTGAACAGAGGTGATGAAGATGTTAAGTCTTTAACGTCTACAGATCTGGGAGTGGCAGATGCCATGCCTGCAGGTGTTGCAGAAATGCCTTCTCCAGATTGCAATGTCATGGATTTGCCATTCTTATCTGTCACCACAACACCTGTGGTTGTTTCAGCCACAGCAACATGTGTTGCATCACCTGTCACATCAAACATCACAGTACTGCCATTGACTGCAGCAGTGACACTGCCTGTGGTAACTGTCATGGTCTCTGTTTCAGGATCTTTGGAAACCAGAAATGTTCCTTTGTCACATTTAACCAAACGCTCTTGTTCTACAAATGTGAAGACAGCATTGGCTCCAATGCGTGTTATGGATTTATCATCTAATGATAATTCACACATGCTCTGCTCACCTGTGCCCACTTGTGTGTTGGATTCAACCTTATCATTTAAGGTAGCTGTGACTTTGTTTGTATTGTCAAGTTTGTAGACACTATTCTTTAAGAAG